TGCCCACCATTGCTAATTGGATAGATGACCAAGAGTATAACAGACGTGTTGTAGCTTATATTGAAAAGGTGGGGGCTATGCCCAAACAAGGCGTCAAGTCCATGTTTACATTTGGATTTGTTACAGGAGCTTTGCATGGTATTTTAGCCGCGTTGGGTATTCCAATTTATATGGTTACTCCACAAGCGTGGAAAAAGGTTATATTGGCTGGAACCCCAAAAGATAAATTAGCATCCATCGAGTATTGTACCAGGGTCTATCCATATGTAGACCTACACGCCACTCCCAGGTCTACTACAATGCATAACGGCATAGCTGATGCAATATGTATTGCTGCGTACGCCAAAACATTACACAGGTGATATATGATATTCAACTGCGACCAAATCACTAAACTATTATTACAATGGCAAACGCAACCTTCACCAGAGTTAGAAACCCAGATATTGGAAGGTTGCACCAATCTCATAGAAGCTTTGGTCAGCAAGTTTGAGCCAACCTTTAGAGATGATCTGATCCAAGAGTGTTATACCAGGATATTATATGCTTCCAAGTATTATAAAAAAGAGGCTGGGTCACTCCACAATTACTTGACATCTGTTATAAATAATACTTGCATTACATACATTACTAAGCAATCCAAGCATATCTCCATAGATGACCTAACTGATTCGGATGAGTCTGAAGAAACTGGATTTTACTATGGGACTGTACAACATATTGACACTATTTATGGGGATGATGACTTATTGACTCGCTTATTGGAAAGGAACCGTAAGCGTTTTCCTTCTATACCCGTAGATGAAATTGATTCAGTGTCTGAGTATTTATACTATGCACTAAAGGAATCAGGCTCTTTCCCCAAGGATTTACCCAAGACTTTGTCTGATAATTTGTGCATTCCGGTAACACTCGTGAGAATGCTTTGCAGTTCATCCATTATATGGTTACGCTTTGTAAATCTGTCTAATGCCAATACATTTACAGATATTACTGAGTTTACCTTACTGAAAGATTTAGAAGAGGTGGTTGATCCAAATACATTCAAAGTTTTGAGAATAGTATTCTCTGGGATGGTGTTGCGTATAACTTAAAGTATATATTATAATAATGTATACTATGCACACTATGGAGAATATATAATATGGATTGGTTAACAACACTGAAGGACTTTGGCTTCCCTGCCACAATGTCTATAGCGTTATTATATATACTTACAAAATCTATGGAGGATTTGAAAGAGTCTGTAAACAGTAAACTCAACACCATTGTCAACATGTTAACTTTATTAGTGGCTATGCCAGATACATTAGATGATATAAAAGCCAATCAAAATATAATACTCACCAAATTATCCAGTCGTGATTCTATGCCGGGTGAGATAGATGACGTCAGGAATCGCTTAACAGTCATAGAAACAAAACTTGACGCTAAAAAGTAGGAGTACATTAACATGACTGAAATATTTCAACATATACACGTGTTGCTAAGCACCTCGGCAGTAGATGCCTGGATGGGATGGATGTTTGCACTATCTATCATCTTGGGTGGTTTATTAGATAACAAAGGCAGAGACTTCATAGGATGGAGTGTGGCTATAGTGTTTTATGCCATATTCAATCTTGGGGCAAGCACTACGTATATGAGTTCTGTAGCAGTAGCACGTGGCTCTTTACCAGTTAGTATTGAACATGCTGAAGCTTTTGTATTGGTAACTGTATCTTTTACATTGACAGGTATGTTTATAGGATGGTTTACTGTATACATCACCAAAGTACGTTTACATGCCAAATATGCCACTAAAAAACTTGCAAGGGCTGAAGCTAAAGTGGCAGAACTGCTAAACAAGATTGATAAAGGCTCAGACTTGTAAAATCATTACAGAAAGGAGGTGATCCAATCTCTGTAAGCAAGTTTAGTATTACAGATAAGGATCGTAATCAAACATGTTCAACTACGAAAAGGAGGTTATTTTGAAAGTGAAAAATGTTTTTGGATTTCTTGTATTGATCTTGCTGATGCTGTTTGTAATAACGGCATGCTCTGCCGCACCTGCGACACCCGGAAGTGCAAACTTCCCAGACCTAGTGACTGAATTGATGTCCCTGGCAGGTGTAGGAGCCTTTATTGCTGTTGTAATCAACATCTTGAAAGCAACCGGGGTGGTAAATGACGGTACAGCTCCTACTTGGGCTGCCGGATTGAACGTCCTGGGATTAGTGATTCTATTCATTCTACATGTGTTTGTACCGTCTACCGATATTTCTAATCTCAATACTGTCGCTGGCCAAGTCGCCCAAATTGCGGCCCTGGTGGTAGGTTTAGTGATTCAATTACTGAGTTCAAAAGCGGCACACTTTGCGCTGAAAGGCGTGCCGTTAGTTGGATACTCCTACAGCTTACGATTGAACAAACCTATGCCGTCCCTGCAGCCCAAGTAGATTTCTCACCCCAGTCCGGTTGCTAAACAAGGAGGCCAGCCAATAACTGGCCTCCTGAGGTATTAATTATGAGTATAGAAATCTCTAAAATTCCTTTAGGTAATATCCGAGAACTGCCTGGGCATCCAGGTGGTGTTACATATTATGTGATAATACCACTGGAGTATCGTATCAACGCTGCCCCGATGCTAAACGACAAAGGTGAACAAGCTCTTTGTTTTAGACCTATGAAGCGTGATAACACTAAGCGGTGTACTTTACATGCAGGGTTTGACACTTCCCACTTGGGTTATGGAAGCTGTAAGTTTCACGGCGGACGTGCCATAGATTCTCAATACTTCTCAAACGGAAGGCAAAGCGTTATGACTAAAACATTATTGAAAGATACCCTCAAAGAATTCTTGAAGCAGGACAAGGCTGAACTTTTGGACTTGACCTATGAGTTAGCTGCTGCTAAGGCCATTATGCGCCAAATGATTGAGGAGTTCCCAGAAGCTGGTAGTGATAACCCTATAAAAGATATGGAATTTGGTAAGTGGTTGCGGCGGTTCAATGAGTCTATTGGAACTCTAGGTAACTTAGTCGAGAAAATATCCAGGGTAGACAATCGCAATGCTCTAACGGCTGCGGAAGTGCTGTATATGCGTGCTGTGTTAGTAGATGTATTTATGAAGTATGTGCCTGATCCCATGCTGCGGGAAAAGGCTGTAAAAGAGTTTGCAGATAGGCTTGGGGGAGATGTTAAAGCCGATCTAAAACCCAGGGAATTCAGAAAGATAGATTTAATTGCTAAATAAATAATTTGATTTGGCAAAGTTGTGGGTGGTTTGTGGGCAAATACCTTGCTAACTACCCAAGGCTAGTAAACTTACCAAGTAACTTCAAACTCAGGTAATACTATATTTGCCCAAGCTATTACATCTGGTGCTATAAGCCATGGTCTATCCAAGTGATAGAATGATTCATCCAAGTACCATTGAGGCTCTTGCCCCAGTGCCGAAGATTGGAACATGTAACCAACGCACAAACCCTTACCAAAGCCAAATTCCCACGTACACAGCATTAGTGGTTTAGTTCTGTAAGTGCTAGTCTCTATTGGGGGTAGTGCATCTTGTACAAAAATCCAATCCATGTTTATCCTAACATCAAAGCTAATTTAGACTTGAAACTGTATTCAATCTCTTGAAATGTAGCACCCTTTTCAGCCGGGTCGCCAAAATCGTATTTCCACAGTATCACTCGCTTACCCACTCCTAGTAAAGCATCGGCCAGTTTGTGCATCGTTCCAAACGCTTCCGGCTCTAATGCTAATATAAACGTGCTTGGGCTAGATTGTATTATGCGATCCAATTTCTCTTTGGGAGATTCTTTGCCTACTAATGCTATGGCATTTTCACCTATAGCCATTGCAGAGAATGCCCCTTCACATATGGCCACTTCATCATATTTTTCCAAGGCTGCTGAATTGAATATGGCTATGGATGAAGGACTCTTTGGATTAGTGTATTTAGGAGTGACCCACTTGTAAATAGACCTAACCTGCCAATAATCAAACTCGATAGGAATTATAATCCTGCCGGGAACAGACTCAGCTATGCCCAACCCATACCTTGACCAAATTGGCTCTTTGAAACCTCTATTTATCAAATATTTTCTAAATGGACGCGTTTCTTTAAGATTAGCCTCAGTCAATAATTGAAAGTCTGCTGGTAATTGTACCGCATATTGTTGTACCTCTTCCGGCTCTGTTATACCTTTCATTACACGGTTGAAATCCGCCATAGATGGATTGTGATATAACTCACCTAATGCCTGGGAGTAGTTACACCCCATAGCATCCATGACAAAACCTACCCAACCGTTGGAATATCCACAACGAAAGCAATGGACAGCTTGTTTGTATATGCCGATATGTAGATGGCCTTTTATATCCTCTGAATGTCCATATCTACCACAAAATGGGCAAAGCACCCTGAAATCTTCAGCCGGGCTGCCATAAGTGCTTACAGGTTCAAATTGTCTGTAAACAAAACCAGTAATATCAAGCATCAGTCTCCTTGTCTTCACCCTTACGCTGAACATATCCAATTGTCACGATAGCTTGAGATGACCCATAAAACTTACATCCTATGAGTGGATGACTCTTTGCTGCATCACGTAACTTAGTAATAAAGAGGCGACACTGGCCCGCCTGGGATTCTTCCCAAGTTTGACATAAAGCCACAACTACATCGCTAATGGCTGCCTTGCCAATATCTTCAGCAAAGTCAGCCATTGTTATAATCTCTTTATTGAAGGATCCACGATTACCTTGAGACGCAGACCAAAATGGGCAATTATACTTATCCCCTGTTGCTCTGGCCCACTCGTACAAAGCAGACAATTCAAAACGTCTATCATTGTATTGCCTGGGTGGAGTCATCAAGTCTATATAATCATCTATGATAAGTCCTGGATTGAAACCCTCATCTATCAGTCTATCCATATGACTTTCAAACTCTGCCGTGGTCATCTTCTGCCCACCAATAATCCTGATCTGACCTTTCATTAACTTCCTGGCTTGGGAGTACAAATCATCTTGATACTCTGATAGATTTTCTTCTTGTTGCGGGAACTTATGTACCATTCTGGCTGCGTAACGTTTAGCCACTTGTGCTGGCTTCATTTCGTGGGTGAAGTGTACCACGTTCTTACCGCCCAACAACCCAGCACCACCATAACCAATATTGATGAGCTCCATGGACTTACCCACATTAGGAGGAGCCAATATTATACCAAGCTCTCCAGCCTCCAGTCCACCTTCCAGCGCTAAATCCAAGTGATATTGCCCTGTAGGAACCTTGCCAGCACCAATAATAAACAACCATTTATCTGAATCAGCCACTGGGTCTAACCCAGCTGATAATAAGTTGTCTCCTACCTTCAAAGCCTCTTTCATTCTATCTATAGCTTTACATAAATTCCCCTTAGCAATATCATCCACACCTTCCAAGATAGCCAATTTAGCAGCTTGTTCCTTGGCAAATTCTATGGCCTTATCCGCAGCTAATCGGTAATCCCCACACTCTTTAGCATCAGCTACCTTATAAATTAGATCGGAATACTCAACTCCAGCCAATGCTATCAAGTCTTGTACATCTCTAGGTGAGTAACCATAGGCTTCCCGGTAATGTAGAATAGACTTTACAACTTTTATCTCATCATCCGGTTCAAAATATTCTGGCAATATAATGATGGAACCAAATTTGGCCATCCACAAATTATCCAGCATACTGGCTATTATTTTGATTCTAAATCCACGTTCATAGTTGTATGATGTCATAATAGTTTCAACAATTCCTGGTATGATTTTACGAGTTTTTTATGGTGGAATTTACACATACGCTCCAATACGTCTGCTCTTATCTCATCCCGGTTTATCTTATTGTCCCACATCTCCAACCACTTTGCGTCCAACAGCGGTCTCATATCTTCTACCACATCTTTGAACTTAGTGTATACAGCTTCTCCAATGTTTACATGTAAATACCTAGTTGCTACAATTTCTTCCGAGTATATCAAGGCTGCCTTATCAATTAACTCTGGTTTGTACATCTCCACTGACTTGGACTCATACACCTTCATAAACTTCTTGAGTGCCCATGGACCCAAGAACACCCTAATTGGAATATGATGATAACCTTTGGTGAGTGCCCATTTATGTAAGGCTATGGTGGTAGTGTATGCATACTCATTAGATGTTATTCCAGCATCTCTAAGGTCATCGTCCATAACCCTAAACGCAGAAAAGTATCGTTGTATTACCATGACACGTTTGCCAAATACAACCTCTTGGGAGTGTTCATACATTATAGCCAATTGTGGTTTAGACTCAACTATCCAACTTGGTATAAAAACCCTCTTGGACATAGGTGTCAATCCTTGAATTAGAATGAGCTAACAAGTGCTTATTTGTATCGTCAATGAAGTCCAAAACATACAACTCGTTTACATCCCCCAATTTCTTACGCAGCCCGCGACCTATGCGCTGCAGTATCTTTACTGGGGATGCTCCACCGCCAGCAATAACAACAGCATTTACTCCAGGAACATCCACTCCCTCATCGAAAATAGGAGAGGCTATAAACACTCTATTCATATTTCTACGCATAGCCTGTAATACCTCTTGCCTTCGCTCTGTAGTGTCCGAACCTGTAACGTATGTACAACCTGGTAGCATGGCTTGTAATATCTTGCCATGCTCAATTCTATCCACCAATATCAATACAGTACCTTTTTGACCTTTTACAAAATCTACAATCTTTCGATTGCGTAAGTCATTGTGAACCAATAACTTGTCATAAGCTGTTTGGTAATCTGCTTTGTACCACCGCTCATCTGTATTATCCACCGTAGCTATGTGTATTATAGGCTTGGCACTATGCTCTTCGTCAATTAGGAACTTATTGCCTAAATCATACATTAAGTCGCCAGTGGCAGCCATCAATTTCATGTCCGATAACAAATCATACTTTAGCGGTGTACCAGACATTCCAAACCGATATGAGCCAGGTATAATGTTGAGCACATCCATAAAGCTATCGCTGGAAGCGTGGTGACACTCATCAACTACTATCAAGTGGTTATTGATAAACGTTTTACCTGTCAGCACTTTAGAGGCTTTATCGTGG